GGACCCGTGAGGTGAGTCCATACTATAATATAAACTATCATAATTAGATGAGAGCTGAGTTCATAATTAGATGAGAGCTGAGTTCATAATTAGATTGGAGAGGGGTTGGGGTTATTCAATTAATAATAGATTTAATTAAGTAATTGTGGATAACTTTGTGGATAACTAACTTCGTGGGATTAATAAGGACTAATTTAGTAAGAAAAGCAGGTTTCGGCTTTACTTTAGTCTGTTTATCAGCTACAATCGAACCTAAGTTCCTACTTAAGTAAACTCGGGTTCTAGGGAGAACCGTCATTACCTTCTGAGAAGTAACTATTAGATTATCCTTTATAAACCTTTATGTTTATCAAAGGTCTTCTAAGTAGTCCACTACACCGAAATCCAAGACAGAGACACCTAAATCCGAGTAGAACTTAAGTTCTATGACTCCGAGTTAAAGACCTAGCGGTCTTCACCTCTGAGCCAGCCTACGGCTTAAGTTACTTAAGTAACTTAAGAAGAGCTACTTAAGATACTTAGGTGGTTCGATTGATGTTTAAACTTTAGCCCTATATAAGGATAACTAAATGGTTGATAAAAGAAAGACTATGCCTCACCTTTTTAAGAAAGGTCAAATCCCTAACCCTAATGGAAGACCTAAAGGTTCTGTTAATAAATACACTCAACTTGCTAGAGAACTCTTAAGCTCTAGAGGTGAAGAGATTGTTGAGGTGGTCATTGCTAAGGCTCTTAAAGGTGATGTTCATTGTTTAAAGATGTGTATGGATAGGATTGTCCCTGCTCAGAAAGCTATTGAGATTAAACATACTAAGAGTGAAGGTGGGTTGACTATTAATGTCGGGACGACTGAACAGATAGAAGAGATGGCTAAGGTTAATAAACCTAAGAGATTAAAGACTAAAGGTGATGATGAGGTTATAGCTACAATAGTCGAGGATGAATCCTCTCCTGAGGTCTTAGATGGGGACTCTTAATGTTGAGTTACATCCAGCTCAGTTAGAGATATTCCAATCAAAGGCTAGATTTAAGGTCATTGCCGCAGGCAGAAGATTCGGTAAGAGTCGTTTAGCTGCTTGGATTCTACTTCTTAAGGCATTAGAGTCTGACTCTAAGGATGTCTTCTATATCGGTCCTACCTTCCAACAATCTAAAGACATTATGTGGAATATGCTTAAGGAACTCGGGGGAGACCTTATTCAAGACACGTATGAGAATACTGCTAGAATAACACTAACAAATGGTAGAAGAATCTACTTAAAAGGTTCTGATAGACCTGATACATTACGTGGTGTTGGTTTAGCTTATGTTGTTATGGATGAGTACGCCTCAATGAGACCTGATGTGTGGGAGATGATTATTAGACCTACACTTGCTGACGTAAGAGGCGGTGCTATGTTTATTGGTACACCTGCTGGTAAGAATCACTTCTATGACCTATATATAGATGCTAAGGAAGATGAAGACTGGGAAGCTTTCTCATTTAACTCTACTGATAACCCCTATATACCTGAAGATGAGATAGAGTCTGCAAGAAATACGATGTCTTCTATGGCTTTTAGACAAGAGTTCGAGGCATCGTTTGAAACCTTCTCTGGTGGTATCTTTAAAGAAGAATGGTTCTTACAGGGAACTGAACCTGATGAAGGTAACTATGTAATAGCTGTGGACCCAGCTGGCTTTGAGGCTTCTGAGAAGGAAAGGGGACTTAAGTCTTCTAAGTTAGACGAGACTGCTATTGCTATTGTTAAGGTAAACAGAGATAAGTGGTGGGTTAAAGACATTATGCACGGAAGGTGGTCTATTAAAGAGACCGCTAGTAAGATATTAAAGGCTGCGGCTGTTAATGAGTCTACTACTGTGGGTATTGAGACTGGTTCTCTTAAGAACGCTATACTTCCTTACCTAGAAGATGAGATGCGGACCACTAATCGGTTTATACATATAGATGAGCTACGCCACGGGGGTAAAAAGAAGTCTGAAAGGATAACTTGGTCCCTTCAAGGTCGAATGGAACACCAACAAATCACATTTAATGAGGATAAAGACTGGAGATTCTTCATTTCACAGATGCTTGACTTCCCTTCACGTTTATCACATGATGATTTGCTAGATGCCTTGTCCTATATAGACCAAGTAAGTATTGCAGACTTCGCACACTCAATTCAACTGGAAGAAGAATGGGAACCTGAGGATGTTATTTCAGGTTATTAATGAAATTAGTTGATATTTCTATTTACTTTATGATATATTGTGCCTAAATTCCTATAGAAATCAATAGTTTATGTTTGAAGGTAAGGAAAATCAATATCAAGCTCTCGCTTCATGGCTTACTTATAGGTTAGAAGGGTGGAGAACACATAGAGATGTTAACTATGTTACCCAATGGGATGAATATTACCGTTTATGGCGTGGTATTTGGTTACAATCCGACCGACTTAGAACATCCGAGAAATCAAGAATTATATCACCTGCCTTACAACAGGCAGTAGAGTCATCAGTTGCAGAATTAGAAGAAGCAACCTTTGGTCGTGGCAAGTGGTTCGACATTCAAGACGATATGTTAGACCAAGATAAGACTGATGCTGAATATGTCCGTAACTTACTACAAGAAGACCTAGAAAAGACTGGTGTTAAAGACGCTGTATGTGAGATATTCTTAAATGGTGCTATTTATGGTACTGGTATCGGTAAGATTGTAATTGAGCAGAATATTGAACGTAGTCCTGTAGAACAACCTGTCGAAGGTACTATGACTACCACTAGGCAACTAACTGAAAGACCTTCTATTGATGTTAAACTAGAACCTATCTCTCCTAAAGAGTTTTTAATTGACCCTTCTGCTAATTCTATTAACGAAGCACTGGGTGTTGCACATGAGGTTATCAAACCTAGATACCATATTATTGAAGGTATTAAGTCTGGTATTTATCGTGATGTTCCTTTAGATGGAGACTATGATACTATCCGTTTCGGCTTCGACCCTGAAACTAAAATGGCAGATGAGTCAGATTCAGTTAAGATTACGGAATACTGGGGCTTAGTTCCTAAAAGGTTCTTAAAAGCTAAGACAGATAAGGATGATTTTGAATACACTAAGAAGGATGAGCTTGTAGAAGCTGTTGTTACCTTAGTTAATGATGAATATATCCTAAGGGCAGAGGAAAATGCCTTTATGATGATTGATAGACCATTCATTAGTTATCAACATGACATTGTTCCTAATAAATTCTGGGGTAGAGGTGTCTGTGAGAAAGGATACAACCCACAAAAAGCATTAGATGCTGAAATGAGAGCAAGGATTGACTCGTTAGCATTAACAACTACACCCATGATGGCAGCAGATGCAACTAGATTGCCCCGTGGTGTTAAGTTTGAGGTTAGACCTGGTAAAACTATACTAACTAATGGTAATCCACGTGAGGCTATTATGCCTTTAGATATGGGAACCACAGACCAAAGCACGTTTACTCAGGTTGCCTCACTTCAAAACATGATTCAGATGGGTACTGGCTCTGCTGATGTAGGAAATGCTGATAGGGCTACCTCTTCTGGTATGTCTATGGCACAGTCTGCGTCAATTAAGCGTCAGAAGCGTACTTTAATGAATTTCCAAAACACATTCCTTATTCCAATGATTAATAAATCAATGTGGCGTAAGATTCAGTTTGATGTTGATAGGTATCCTGTATCAGATTACAAGTTTGTACCGTATTCAACGATGGGAATCATGGCTAAAGAGTTAGAAATGACTCAGATGGTACAAATGTTACAAGCCATTCCTAAAGATTCACCTGCTTTCAATGTGATTCTATTATCTATGATGCAAAACTCATCAATACATAATAGAGACCAGATTGTTCAGCAACTTATGCAAGGTAATCAACCTAATCCTGAGCAACAACAGATGCAAGAGTATCATCATCAACTACAGATGCAACAAGCTCAAGCAGATATTGCTAAGACTCAAGCTGAGGCTGAGGAAGAAAGAGCTAAAGCTACTAAGTGGTATGCTGAGGCACAAGAGAAAGCTCCAGATGAACTTAAATATCAAGAGAAAGCTCTTAAATTACAGAAAGATATGATGTCGTTAGAGAAAACTAAGGCAGATATTATTAATAAGAACTCTGAGACTGCTAGAAATGTACCAGAAGTAGAACATCTTAAGTCTGAGACTATATTAAATATGGCTAAAGCGAGAGAAGCTTCATCTAAAGTTAATATTAATACTACTTATCAATGAAGACAGACGAGGACTTCTTAAAAGGTAGATTAGAATTATTCGAGACAGAAGGTTGGATAGACCTTGTAGAAGAATTAAAGATTATTGAAAGTAGTGTACGAGACGTTGACACTATGAACAGTGAAAAAGACCTTTGGCACGCTAAAGGTCAGTTACAGCAACTAGGTTTATTATTAAGCTTAGAATCTGCAACTAAAATAGCGATGGATAACCTAGATAACTAGACCCATCATAAAATAACTTCATAACCCTACGGGGCGGAGACCAAGGAAATGAGTATAGTAGTAGATGTAGCACCCGAAAGTGCGGAACAGGTAACAGAAGCTCCTGTGGTAGAACAAGAGGTTCAGCAAGAAGTACAAGCAGAACCAGAATATTCACCACCTGAGAAGTATGCTGGAAAGACATTAGAGGATGTGATTGGGATGCACCAAAACGCTGAGAAGGTGTTAGGTAAGCAAGGTCAAGAGGTTGGACAACAAAGACAGTTGATTCAACAGTTGATGGAACAATCACAAGCAAGTCAAGCTACTGAACCAACAGAAGATGCTGTTAGTTTCGAGGATAGTTTTTACGATGACCCTGCTAAGGCAGTAAATTCAGCGATAGAAAATCATCCAGAGATTATCAAGGCTAGAGAAGGTAACGCTAAGTCGGCACAAAATGCTAACTTAT